TTACTTAAAAAAAATAAACAATGATGACATACTACGTATACCAAACCAACAGTGGTACCTACAAGATATCAGATGCATATGTTGCAGGTCATGTACTTAAGATCAATGCCAAGACTCTTAAGTCTGCCAAGAGTACCCTAACCAAGTGGAAAAAAATGATAAAAGACGATGAGTAAATTCAGAGGCGGAGATGCCAACATAAACAGAGATGGTCGACCTAAGGGTTCCAAGAACAAGAACACTCAAGAGGTCAGAGAAGCATACCAAAGATTAGTCGAAGGTAACTTAGAGAATATGAGTCAATGGATTCAGGCTGTAGCCGCAGAAGATCCAGCGAAAGCCTTTGATCTAATGGTTAAGTTATCAGACTTTGTAATACCTAAACTAGCCAGAACAGAATTAACTGGTGCTAATGGTGATGATCTATTTAAAGACATGAAGTTTGAATTTGGACCATCAGTAGCCGCACGCTTAGATTCACTCGAAGGCCTAGAAGACATAGAGATAGATGAGTAGATCTATAGTTCCCAAGAAAAACAAAGCGGAAGATGATATTGTCATGACACCTGAGTGGTTAGCGAAAACTATGATTGATACTCTTCCAATTCACGGTAAAGTATTAGATCCATGTAGAGGCTTAGGAGCATTCTATAATCAACTACCTGGTGATAAAGATTGGTGTGAATACTCAGAAGGTAAAGACTTCTTTGAGTATAAAGATAAAGTAGACTGGATAGTCACTAATCCGCCATGGAGTATTTATAGAAAGTGGTGTCAACACTCATATAAAATAGCAGACAACATAGCATACTTAATTACTATTAACCATGACTTAGCTTTATCAGCACGAATAAAAGACATGGAAGAAGCAGGATTTGGAATACGAGAAGTTTATACTATCAAATCTCCTAAAGAAAATCCAGGAACAAAACCATGGCCACAAATGGGCTTTCAGTTAGGATGGGTATGGAAACAACGAGGATACACTGGACAAATAAAATGGACAAACTTATAAACTATGTCTAAAAAAGCAATTGGATTTAATCCACATGGAGGACAACAAAGAGTAATAGATGCCATAATCCATGGACCTGAAAAGTATATTACTGTGGTCTCACCACGACAGCAAGGTAAATCTTTACTTCTTGTTAATCTACTCTTGTATTATGGTATTAATGACAAAGGCTCTAAGATTGGTGTAGTAGCTCCTATTTACTCACAAGCTAGAAAACTAATGGAAGATCTATACGAAGCCATTAAAGACTCTGGTATTGTAGAAGCAACTAACTTTTCAAATCATGAGATAAAACTTAAAACTGGTTCTAAGATTTACTTTAGATCCTCAGAGCGAGAAGATGGACTAAGAGGGTACACATTTTCGTACTTATTTCTAGATGAAGCTGCATATCAAACAGAAGATGCATGGAAACGTGCTATTCAACCAACAGCCCTAGTACATGGTAAAAAGTGTGTCCTATTCTCTACACCACGTGGTCGCCAATCATGGTTCTATGAGATGTTTCAAATGGGTCAAGACACATCATACCCTTCACATACTTCAGTTAGGATGGAACAATATGATAATCCTTATATTAATATGGAAGAAGTCGAAGCTGCTAAGAGATCATTACCTGATGCTATCTTTAGAGCTGAGTACTTAGGCGAATTCTTAGAAGGTGAATCACAAGTATTTCAAAACTTTAACTCTAATACATTTGAAAGATTTCCAAGACCTCAAGGTAAATGTTATATGGGTGTTGATTTAGCCCAATCTGGCGACTACACTGTTGCAGTGGTAATGGACTCTTCTGGTGCAGTCGTAGATATTTACCGTGATAATCATAAGGAATGGGAAGACATGTCGACCAGAATCATCCAATTAGCTCAGAAGTATACAGCTACTCTAATGATAGAAACAAATAGTATGGGAACTGTAGTGCTAGAGGGTATTCGTAAAAGATATCAAGATGCACATGGTTTTAACACCTCAAACCAATCTAAGAGAGACATAGTCGAGTCCTTGATTATGGGTTTCAATGATGGCTCTGTTAAGATACCATCAGCTACTCTGTATCCTGAACTACATAGAGAACTCGAAGTATTTGAGATGACATACAATCCACAATCCAGATCTATTAAATATGCAGCACGTCCACCGTTTCATGATGATATTGTAATTGCACTTTCAATTGCTAACTGGAACAGGTTACAAAACAAACAGTATGGCCAATATGCTATCCAAGGTAATAGTAACAAGACAGACTCAGGGTTTAAGTACTTGTAGTAAACTAAGATAGATAATTCAATAGACTATAAATTTATATTTATTAGTATGGCAGTTAAATTAACAATTAATGATACCAAGTTAGAGTTACCCTCGAGACTATCAATTTCACAGTGGGAAGCTCTACTTAAATGGGACTATGCAGATGTCAAAGATTGGCCATATATTTTAGCCTGTGTCTTAGAAACAGATGCAGAGCAATTTAAATCTGCAACTCTAGATAGTATGACTCTAGCTATATCATTTGTTATAGTCTTGATGAATGCTCGAGCTAAAACTGATATCAAAGACTTTAATACTATTAACTTTGGAGAGTTTGTAGATCTAGATATTTGGATTACTAATGGTGTAGAAAAACATATAGATGAGATTATAAAGTGTCTACAAATTAGAACACCATGGTCTGATGAAGCTCTATGGATCATAGAACAGTATCAGAAATTCAGAGTGCATACATACAGATCATACGCCGCTCTATTTGGTTTAAATGACAAACCAGAAGACAGAGATGAAGAAGACTTAGACGACGTAGATCCACAAAAGATAGCTAAAGGTTGGTATCGCATCATAGTAGATCTTGCAGACAATGACGTCCTAAGATTAGATGCCATTACAGAACAACCATTAAAGAAGATACTTAACTTTATGAGCCTTCGTAAGGAACTACAGTTAGAAGAGAACTTTAAACAATTACAACAAAAGAGACAAAATGACTTATCAAGAAATCGTAAATAGGATCCAATCAGTAGTCGACAACCACTTTCAGTTAGCTGATTTTGGTTATGGCGACCTCAGTGATTTAAAAACTAGATTTGAGAATACTAGCGGAGACTCAGCAGTACAAGCAGATTACCCATACCTATTCTTAAATCCAGGTACACACTCTCGTTCAGGTTCAACTATTACTTACAACTTTAATATGATTGTAATGGACATGACAAGAGGTGAAGTAGATGACCAACCATATAACAACCAGTTAGCTATTCAGAGTCAGTGTCAGCAAATGATTGATGATGTCTTAGCAAATCTATATTATGGTTTTAAAGATCTACCAGAAGTAGTTAGAACTAATATTAGTTATCAACCATTTAATGAGAGATTCCAAGATGCAGTTAGTGGTATGACAGCAAGTCTAAGTATAGAAGTACCTCAAGGTCTAAATGATTGTATCGCACCTATTCAAGAATGGGAATTAGTAGATAGTTTCCAAATACCAGCACAGACATATGATTATAACTTTGGTAATATGGTTCAGTGGTTAATACCACAAGCTATTGAGACTTACAAAATAGAATGGGATGTAAGACTAGGTAATGTCGCTCCATTTACAACTGGTGGTACTGCACCATTTGATGTGCCATACTTAACTATATGGCAAGGAACTGATTCTCCTAAATTCTTTGCACAAGAGGCATATGATTCTCAGACTGTTAATCTACAAGCTATAGTAGGAGATACTATTATTAGTTTAGAGGATGAAGGACCAGATGACAACACACTTTTCGTAGGACTTGGTTATGATCCTAATCAATACTATCCTGATACTAGTGAAGTGCCTGTAAATATACCAACGATTAGTAACGTAGTATTTGGTACAGTTAAAATATATAGACTAGTCTAATGAGTAAATCAGTTGATGAATTTATCGGTGAATTACAAGAGTTTGGTAGACGTGCAACAGATCTATCAGATATCTTAACTGGCATAGGTCAAGAGATAACGGCTGACCTAAAAGCAAAGGCACCAAAAGGTAAAACAGGTAACCTAACCGCAAGTATATCATTTCAAGTTACACAAGACTCACTAGCATTAGAGATGTTAGATTATGGTGTGTTTCAAAACTATGGTGTAAATGGAACTGATGAGAATGCAAACACCGAAGCAACAGAAACTAGTTTTGTTGGTTCTTTCGGGACAATACCTAAAGGACACACATTTAAATTTAAAAAACAAACTATTGGTGGATCGCTACCATTTCCTGTTAGAAGATCAATTGCAGAGAGAGGTTTAAACAGACAAAAATTCTTTGATGTAAATGATCTCATCGCAGAAGTAGCACTAAGAATAGAAGAAGAAATAAACACATTTGAATAATTATGGCAATTAACGTAGAACAAACACCAAACGGCGAAGCAGCAGCTGGCTCTTTTGAGCCCTTTGATTTGGCATATGGTCCTAATCCAATTACATTATCTAATATAGATACTGGCTTTACTAAATATGTAGTAAGAATTCTTGTAGTAGGTAATCCCGATCCAATAGCAGAACTTAGACAAACTCCTAACAGACAAGGTAAGGCTATCTTTGATATTCAAAATATCTTACAAAATTATGTAGGACCATTATCAAATGATATAGATAGTTTACATTTTGATCTCGGTGGGTTTGTTGCACAGAATACACGTATGGCACTCGCTGGTCCAACTCTATTAGAATATCAGATTCAATACAGTCAAGAAAATGACGGTGTAATAGATCCTGCAGGATTTACAACTATATCTAATATCTTTACATGTATTGCAGGTAGTAAACAATATTTTGAAGTACCATTTAATACAGATCCATATAGACCTGAAATAGAAGGTGATGACTCAAATCCAGTATGTTCAGTAATTGAAAGAGCAGCTGGTCCATTATCAGATAATATGTGGACTATACCTGACACTGCAACTGGAGATACACTACTTACAGCAAATGGGGGTTATCCTAGTATTGGTGGTATTGATATGCACAATGTGTATATGGATGATCAATGTACTAAATCATTTTATCAGAAAGTTCAATTAGGGTCACCGATACCAGCACCTAATGTAAATGGTATTGAAGCTTTTTATGTGTTACAGTTTAATTATGCAGGTGCTATTATTTCTAATAACATCTTAGCAAATACACAATCATCTGGAGGAGGACCTAACCTTTCAATAGGACAAGGTACTGGAATTAGTGGACCATTTCAAGTGATCACAGTTGCATCAGGACCTGCTAACTTTCCAGTAGGTGTACTTCAACCTAGTTGTACACACTATTATATAGTACCAGTAGTGTATGGTCCAGTATCATGTTCACCAGATGGTCAACAACAAACACCTCTAATGAACGCAGCTGCATGGAGAGCTCAAAGATATAACATTGCACATAAAAAGATTTATAGTGGTCAAGGTGTTGTCACAGGTATAGAGCAATTATCAGCTGAGTGTAATGACTATTCACACATCCAATTTGCATGGCAAAACTCATTAGGTTATAGAGATCAGTTTACATTTACTAAGAGAGTAAATCATAACACTAATACAAGAAACAATAACTTCTTAAAAGGAGCTGCAGATTATAATGGAACCAATTACTCAGTAGATCTACAAGACAGAGGTTATACTACATACAGTCAAAAGATAGAGAATGATTTTACTGTTATGTCTAACTATATGAATGATGAAGAAGCACAACTACTAAAACACTTACATCAAAGTGCAGAAGTAAAGGTTAGATTTGCATCAGGACCTTATGCTAATCAATGGGTTCCTGTTGTAATTACTAAAACTAGTTATAACCAAAAAACAATTAGAAAAGATAAACTATTTCAATATACAGTTAATTTCAGATTAGCGTCTAACACTAAATCAATGAGAGGATAATATGATACAATTAAAATGTCTACCATTTGAAGGAGCTGATCCTAGCACATCTATTTTTATAGAGTTGTATGAGACACAGCCAATTAAACTTACATTATCAATAGAAGATGTAACCAGTGCTGATGCTACTTCAGTATTTAGTAGAACATTTAAAGTACCTGCAACCAGAGTAAATAATATATTCTTTAAGAATGCATTTGCAATCGATGGTACAGACTTTGATGTTACTATAAAGAAACCAGCAGAGATCTTAGTAGATGGTGCTGAGTTTAAGACAGGTCACGTGCGCCTACAGAAGATCTATATTAATGAAGATCTAGATAAGATAGATTATGAATTACTCTTCTTAGGAGAGACGAGAGACTTTAGCTCTGCTATTGGTGAATTGACTATGTGTCAGTTAACTTTAACAGACTTTCAGTGGGAAGATGCAGCTGGTAATGTAGTCTTAGATTATGGAATTGGTTCATCTAGTAATGCAGTAGCTAAATACACAGAAGTAATTGATCAAGCTGTATTAGAGTCCAGTTGGAATGCATATCCTGGTGGTTATGGAGCACCAAATGCCTATGATCCAACTCTTGGTATACCACCAACTGCTACACAGTTAACTGCAGGACACATTGATGGAGATCTTCTTTTTCCATTGATCGATCATGGTAATGCTTATGATAATAATGATACTTTATCTAAACTAACTATATCAGGTAAAGGTATGCCTAATAGTTTTTGTGATGCTAGTGCTCAAGGAGTTGGACTAGATGTTAGTAGATTTAAACCTATGTTTAGATCTAAAAGAATATGGGATCAAATATTTCAGAATGCTGGTTATACATATGAATCAGATTTCTTAAACTCTCCTACATTTAAACAAATGTATGTTAGTGCTTTTGGTAATATAGAAAATATTGGTTATACATCAACACAACAAACTAGTGGTGTGTTCAACGCCTTCTCTGGAGGTAACGGTGAGAATGATGTTAACAGTTACATGTATTGTCCTAATATAGTTTTTAATCATCCTAATTATTTTATTGGAATTACTGATACTGGAAGTCAAAGTGGTGGTTCTTATTTTAATTCAACTGGTGCTAGTAGTATAACACCTGGTGCTGAAGCTTATTATAGTTTCGATTGTGGTGCACAAGTAGATGCACAACAAGAAAACTCAGATACAGGTTATACAGATATAGACTCTAGAGTTGTTTTATGTCTAGTAGATAGTGTAGGTGGTTCTATTCTACAAACACTTGCAACAGGTAACTGGGCTACAGGTGGAAACTGGTCGAGTCTTAGTTTTGATAGTAGACAATTAAGTGCAGGAGATCAAATAGGTGCATCAGCTATTTTCCAAGTCTTTATAGAAAGTTACAATGGTTCTCAATCTCAGGGTCCTTCAAATGTAGGTCAAGCATATTGGCATTGTAATGCTGCACCTGGTGAATACAATCCAGTTAGAGACTTAGATTGTGAATATCAACAAATTGATTTTATCAAAGATATTATTACTCAGTTTAGATTAGTAATGCAACCAAGTACTACTACACCTAATCATTTTATTATTGAACCATGGCAAGATTTCATTGGTTCAGGAGATGTTTATGATTGGACTAGTAAATTAATTAGAGAAAAAGATTTTATAGCAGAACCTTTATTTAACACACAGTCTTCGCAAATAGAATTTACACATGCAGAAGATCAAGATTTTATTAATAAGTTTCATCAAGATAATCAAAAACATGCTTATGGTTGGTTAAGGTTTGATTCACAAAACGAATTACTAAAAGGTAAAAGAGAAATAAAAGTAAAAGGTATAGCACCAACTCCTATTGATCAAATAGTACAAGGTGGTTCACATCTAGATCCTGAATTTATATTACCTCAAATATTTGATGCTGATGGTGACGATGCAGCTAATAATCCCAAGAGAGTTGCTATTAAACCTAAGACTAGATTTCTTTTCTATAATGGTAAACAACAAATAGACAACCTTCATTTTCACTGGTTCCTTGCTACTAATGCGACAGCATATGGCTATTACCCATTAGTTAGTAGCTTTCAATGGTGGCCTGTTCAAAATATAGCAGGAGATCCAGCTGCTACACCGCCAGTACCAGCTTTGAGTACACTTACTCTTGATTTTGCTAATGATATTAAATATTATTTAGATCCAAATCCAGGTTCAGAGTATCTTGAGACACCTAATACTTTATTTAACAACTATTGGGGTCGTTATATTTCATCTTTATACAATAAATTTAGTAGAAAGATTACAGCATACTTTACACTCAATAGTGTAGATCTACAAAACTTAACATTTGATGATGTTATTTTTATAGATGGCAAGTATTATAGACCTGAAAAGATTATAGATGTACAAATAGGTAATAGAACTGCAGTTAAATGTGAATTAATTACACTAAAAGATCAGCGAGTATTTTGGCCTAACGAACCTCTAACAGGTTTTAGTATTATAGAATATGATGGAACATGTTTTGGAGATAATGGTGAGATCCAAGTAACTACCAATGGTACACCTCCATTTACTTGGACTATAACAGGAACTGGTCAAACAGGTGTCTATAACGCACCAGTAGGTGCAGGTACATACATCTTTACAGTTCCTAACGTACCATTAGGTCAAGACGAATTAGTAGTTGTAGATACATTTGGTAGAACTAGTATTGTTGGATTTACAATCGCTAATAATAATTCAACACCTGTTACTGGTGCTGCACCTATAGTTACAAATCCAACAGATTGTGGTCCTGCACCATGTAATGGTTCTATAGAGGTTACTGCAACTAGTGGAGCAACACCTATTGATATAATTTATCAAGATGGTTATACTGCCGTTTTACCAGATACTAGAACAGGTTTATGTGAAGGTGATTACTTATATTATTTAGAAGATAATAATGGATGTCAATCTGCTGTAGAAACTGTTACTTTAACATGTGATTCTGGTGTACAAAATTATGAGATTAGAGAACTCTTAAATAATTGTCAACAAGTTTCAACAAATCCATTAGTAGCCACTTATGCAAGTCAACTACAAGCAGGTGATGTAGTTCAAATAATAAATGATATTAGATGTTATGTAGTTATTGGGATTACACAAGATGCAGCTGAATATCAAATAACTACAGTATATGCTGATTGTGAAACATGTGAAACTGCTTCTGGTAATTTTACAAGTTATCAAGTAGAAGCATGTGATGATCAAGGTGTTTATAAATATGTAGATCTCGCAGTAGTCTTAGCAAATAATCAAGTTGTAGAACTAGTGGGTGTACAAGGTTGTTGGATAGTAAGAGGAACTAGTTTAAATGTAGCTGCAGAATCTGTACAAGATCTATTTAAAGACTGTGCTTCATGTGCAACTGGTTTTACATATTATGCATATGCTTGTGATACTCAATCGTTCCCACATAGACAGTTTGATAGTGCAACACAATTAAATGTTGGTGGAGTCTATAAGATACAAGATGGACCTAATGCTGGTATATGTGTAGAGATATTACAATTACAAGATCCTGTAGGTAATAATGATTCACTTAACCCTACACAGTATTTAGATTGTGATGATTGCCAAGGTATTACACCACCTCCAGCACAAAAATGTACTACTCTTAATAATACTGGTTTTGTAAATCAAACTTATAGTTACACATTTAATGGTACTACATATAGTAATCAATCAATTGGTTCTGGTCAATCAGTTACCATTTGTGCAGAATTTGGTTCAGTAACAGTTAGTGATCCTAGTGTTCAAATTAATGTAAGTTCAACAACATGTACATCAGAAGCACAGTGTAGCCTTGCAACATGTATAGAATACATTATTACTAATAACGGTGCAATACCAGAAGGTAATTACAAATACACAGATTGTGATGGTAATCAATTAATTGGTACTTTAGCATTTGGTAATTCAATTACTGTATGTGCACGTAAACCACCTAAACCTACAGCTGGTTTAGATGTAGAAGCAACAGACCAATTTTGTATATAATAGATAATTCAATAGACTAATAATTTATATTTAATAGTATGGCACAAGATGTAAAGATAATATTTGAAGTAGAAGGAATTCAAAAAACAGTCACCTCTGTTGAAGAATTAGAAAATGCTTTAAAAGATGTAGAGAAACAGTCGAAGAAAACTGAGAAAACTTTAGAGAAAACTGCTAAAGAAGCCCAAGATCTTGGTAAATCAGGTCAAGAAGCAGGAGAAGCTGCTGAAGGTGGTATCAAAGTTATTGATGAAGCCTTTGGTGGTATAGGAACCAAGATTAAAGAAGTTAGTAAAGGTATAAAGGCCATGGGTAAAGGTCTGGTTACCTCATTCAAATCTGGTGTCAAAGGAGCTTCAGCTTTAAAGAAAGGTCTAATTGCAACTGGTATTGGTGCCATTGTTGTAGCACTTGGTTTAATCGTTGCATATTGGGATGATATTATTGGTGCTATTAGTGGTGTTAGTGCAGATCAAAAACAATTACTTGCAGATACACAAGCTACAGCCGCAGCTAGACAACAGAGTTTAGATGCTACTACTAGTTCTGAAAATAGTCTGAAATTACAAGGTAAATCTGAAAGAGAAATCAGAGATCTTAAAATCCAACAGACTGATGAAGTTATTTCAGCAACAGAACAAGTCTTAGAACAACAAAGACTACAAACTAAGGCACAAGAGGAGGCAATGCAAAGAAACAAGGACATTGCACAAAACGTTATACGTTTCTTAATGGCTCCTGTTACTTTATTACTAAAGACTGTTGATATGATGACAGCTGCAGTTAGTAAAATACCAGGTATTGATATTGCAACTAACTTAGAAGATGCAGTGACTGGTGGTTTAGCTAATCTACTTTTTGATCCTGAAGAAACTGCGGAAGCAGGTGCAGCAACTGTTGCAGAAACAGAAAAACAATTAGCAGCTCTTAAAAATAAAAGAGATGGTTATAAGTTACAAAATCAAGCAGACGAAACTAAAGCAAGAGAAGAAAAGTTAGCAGCAGATAAAGCAGCAGAAGATGAAGCTATAGAAAATGCTAAACAAAAAGCACAAGAACTAGCAGATCTAAAGAAATCTATTAGAGACGCAGAGGCTAACTCAGAAGCTGAACAGAGAGCTAAAGCTTTAGAAGACTTAGATTTATATTATGAAGAATTAATCCTAAAGGCTGAAGAACAGGGTATACTGACAGATGAGTTAGAAAAGAGTCAATTAGAAGCCAGTAATGCACTGAAACAAAAGTATGCAGATGAAGATAGTGCAAGAGTAGCTACAGCTAAAAAAGAAGCTAAAGACAAAGCTGATTATGAAAAGCAACTAGAAAAAGATGTTGCTGATGCAAAATTAGATGTGGCAGGTAATGCATTTGGAGCTATAGCTCAACTTTCGGGAGAGTCATCGGCAGTTGGAAAAGCTGCTGCGGTTTCTGCCACGGTTATCAATACTTATAAAGGTGCACAATCAGCTTATGCTGATACAGTCGGTGGTCCTATTATTAAAGGTATTGCAGCGGCAATCGCTGTCGCAACAGGTGCTTTAAGTGTTAAGAAAATCATCTCAACAAAGACACCTGGAAATAAGACAGCACCAGGAGGTAGTCAAACAGCACCCACACTACCTTCTGGACCTCGTTTTGATCCTACAGAAGCATTAGCATCTGCAACACAGGGTCAAGAAGCAGAAAATGTAGTTACTTTAGGTGACCAACAAGGTAGTAGTGGTGCTAATGTGATTAGAGCATATGTTGTTTCAGATGAAATGACATCGCAACAAGAAGCAGATGCTAAAATATCCGACTTAGCACGATTATAAATTAGATACATATTAATATGAGCAGCAAAATAAACAAGATAGTAGAGTTACAAGTAGAAATAGATGATATTTCTGAAGAAGAATTTGAGGATGTTGGAATAGAAATCATGTCTTTAGTAGAAGAACCAGCAATTGGTGTACATTGGGCAGTATTTGCTGCAGAACAATTTGTAGATAAATTACCTGGTGAGTCTGAAGACAAGTATTTAGGACGTTGTATTCCTCAATTAATCAAAGAAGGTTATGACGAAGAACAAGCTACTGCTATTTGTTATAATAGTTTCAAAGAAGATCAACGTAAAGATGAATTTGAAATTAATACAGACCAATTACCTGATTATACAGATCAATTGTTTCCTACTAAGGCACTCGCAGAAGAGGCTGCTAAAGCTATGGGTTGCTCAGGATCTCACACACATGATGTAGAAGGTACTACTTATTACATGCCTTGTGAAACACACGACGAAATGTTTTTACCAGAAAATCCATGCACTGCAGGTTATGTTGCGTATGGTACTAAAATAAAAAATGGTAGAGAAGTTCCTAACTGTATTCCTATTACTAACTCTATGGAATTTGAATCTTTTACAGATTATCCAGAAGGTGCAAGAAATAATGCTAAGAGAGCCATTGAATGGAAAGAAGAGAATGGTAGTGATTGTGGAACTCAAGTAGGTTGGACACGTGCAAGACAATTAGCAGATGGTAAACCTATCTCAGAAGAGACTATAGCACGTATGGCTTCATTCGAAAGACATAGACAACATAGTGATGTTCCATATACAGAAGGTTGTGGAGGTATTATGTGGGATGCTTGGGGTGGAGACTCTGGTATTAGGTGGGCACAAACAAAGTTAAATAAAATTAGAGAAGAAAAACTACAAAAAGCTATTTTAGAGATGGCTTCTCAGAGTGATTTTGGTGAAGTCTTAGACATTGAATTAACATCATATGTAAATCTATCTAAAACTAATTTCGAGACGATTGGCGAATACCTAAGAGGTGCTGATGCGTTAGATGTGTTATCTAGAATCAGTGCTAATGCAGGTGAAGAAGTACCTGAGCAACAATTCAGATATACTGGACCATCTGCACAAAGAAACTTTTGTAGAGCCTTATTAGCATTAGGTAAAATCTATACTAGATCAGAGATTAATAGAATGAACTCTATCAATAGTGGATTTGCAGAAGCTGGTAAGTTCTCATATTCAGTATTTGAATACGCTGGGGGCGTGAATTGCACCCACTGGTTTGAGGCCGTTCGCGTATTTAGAGGTCTTGGAGGTAGAAATGTAGTTATCTCAGAAGGACCTGCAGCAGGAGATGCTGGTAAAAGTCAAAATAGTAAACAACCATCACCTACAGGTTATGTAAGAAACAATGCACGTATGAGTAGTGAATGGAAGTTTGCAGAAGATGACGATCAAATGGTTATTACTGGACCTGCAATGAAGGCATTTCAAATGATACCACGTAGAGATGAAGATGGTAATGTGTTCCATGTTTATTTCTCAGATGAAACTATCAAAAAACTATCAGAAAAGTTTTTAAAACAACACAAACAACATATGACTGACATAGATCACTCTATGGAAGCAACAGAAGAAAATACATTATTAGAATCTTGGATTGTTGAAGATCCTGAAATGGACAAAGCTAAAGCATTAGGATTTAATCCAGCTAAAGGTGATTGGTATGTGTCTTATAAAATAAATAACAAGGAGACTTGGGAATTAATAAAAGAAGGAAAGCTGAATGGTTTTAGTATAGCTGGTCAGTTTCTAGAAAGAAATGCCAAATAAAATTATGATAACAGAAACAAAAGATACAGTTGCAAATGTAGTAACAGTTGCAGGCACAGGCAGTATGGTAATGGGTTGGAATGAAGGTCTTACTATGGCACTTCTAATAACAGGTATAGTATTTAATGTAGTCAGAATCTATGAGATCAGACGCAGAAGAAACAAAGAAGACAAATAAGTATGGAATGTACATGTAAGGTATGTCATTGTGGATCTACTACGACTAAGGAGTAATATAGGACTCTTTATAGATTATCTTTCTAATAGTTACAAACCGCACGCCATACTCTTCGGCTAACATCTTAGCAGTATATTTTCTAGGTACATACTTAGCTCTAATCTCTTCAGCTTGTTCAAAGGTTAGCTTTCTACCAGCTTTACCACCTCTACTACATACATTAAAAAACTTATCACTATTTACTAAACCTAGTCCTCCTTTTCTAGTACTAATAGGTGTTGAAATATTAACTATTTTAAAATATGGTATAGCATCTATAGGTAAACCATATTCTGCTTGTAGTTCTAATTCTCTACGACTACCTTCATAAATACATGCGTGTGTCTCTAAGATTTCCCATTCAGTAAATCCTTGATCACTCATTCTCTTTTCTAAATCTTCTGTCATGCCAATCTTGACACCTGGTATGTGGTAAATATAGTATTCCATATCTATTATATATGGTTTTGTCAGTTTGTTTAAAAGTTTTGTCATTGTGCACGGTATTTATATTTAATAATATCAGACACTAAGTCTGATGAACAATTAACAAAAAAAATCAATACATTATGAACGTAAATCAAGCATTGAAACGTCTTAAGGTTATGTTGAGCAATGAGACAGTTGAAGTTAAACTGGCTGAAGCTACGCTAGTTGATGGAACGGAAGTTTATGTTGAAGGTGAATTACAAGATGGAGCAATCCTATTTGTAAGAGCGGGAGACGGAGTTTCTGAAGATCCATTTGCACCTGCTGGAAAACATGAACTAACAGATGGAAAAATCGTAACTGTTGGAGAGAATGGTGAAATCACTAAGATCGAAGAAGCAGGAGACGAAGAATTAGCAGACGAAGAAGAAATCGTTGAAGAAGCTATGGAAGAGGTTGAAGTTGAAGTACCAGTTAGCGAAGTAGCTGCTGAACCAGCTAAAGAACTTTTAGAAGGAGTTGCAGAATTAATTGCACCTTTCGTTGAAGAAGTAGCTAATTTAACTGAAGAGGTTGTTGAACTTAAGAAAAAGTATGCAGCTATGGCCGCAGAACCAGCAGCACCTAGAGTTAAAAACACTTTTGCAAAAGTAGCTGAAGAAAGACTAGAACAAACAGAAGCTAGAATGAAGTACTTAGCAAAATTACGCAAACAAAAATAATTAAACACAAAAAAAACAAATAACAATTATGGCAACATCATTTAACGTCTCAGCCTTAAGTGCATATACAGACGAATTATCAATGGAATTGATTGCAAAATCAGTCCTTAACACAGACCTTTTAGCATTTACTGATCTTAGAACAGGAATGACTTCAGGACAATTCACAATCAATTTGGTTGATGCAGAATTACCTGTTTCAGCTCTTTCTTGTGGCGGTTACCCAGGTGACGGACAGGTAGTTTATACTCAAGTGCCTGTCACAATCGAATCTCTTCAAAGTAAGACGACTCTATGTCCCGAAGACCTTAGGGCCACCTACATGAGTGCATACATGTCAGGTTCTGGTGACAATGATTTCATCCCCATGGAAGAAATTATCGCTGAATCATACTCAGCAAAATTAACTAAAGCTACTGAAGACTTTTTAATTAATGGTTTCGGTGCAACTACAGGTTTAAAAGCACAGATTACTGGAGCTAACGGAGCAACTGTACCTGCAGGAGCTGCCGCTTGGACCGTAGCAAATGCTGTAGATCAAGCTTTAGATTTATATGATGCAATCGACGAATCAGTTATCAATAGAGACGATATCGTTATTGTATGTTCACCAGCAAACTACAGAATTTTAGTTAGAGCCCTAGTAGCCCAAAATCTTTATAACCATCAATCAGTTGAAGGTAATGAGATCTTAATGTTACCTGGAACTAATGCAAAAATTGTAATGAGTTCAGGATTAGTAGGAAGTTCGAATGCTTTCGCCGGGCCATCTAAATTCATTATCGCTGCAACAGGTTTAGGAGCTGATGATTTAGACAATTTTAGATTCCAATATTCTGTGTCACAAGATGCAGTACTCTTTAAGGCAAGTTGGAGGATCGGTGTAGGCGTTTCTCAAGTAAACGTTTTCGCAACAAACGATTTAGCATAAATCATTTAAACCAGAGTTACTTAGGTAGCTCTGGTTTTATTAACTAAAAAATACAACATTAATTATGGCATGTAACATAACAAACGGATTCACGTATAATTGTGCAGACTCGCAGGGTGGTATCGATGTGATTTATATTACAAACGGTCCCGTTGAAGCGTTTACTGAAACAGCTGGCGAAATCCAAACAATCACCGTTGGTGGAAATAGTTTAGTACCTGCCGATTGGATAAAATTTGAAACACCAAGACAAACTTCTAGTTTAACAGAAACTATTACTCCTTCACAAGAGAATGGTACTGTAACATATCAACAAGATTTAGTAATGGTTTTTAATAAGATGAGTGCGGCTTCTAGGAATGAAATACTTCTTATGGCACAAAATCAAGACCTAATCGTAGCAGCTAAAGACAACAACGGAGTCTTTTTCTCAATCGGTATCGAAAGAGGTGCATATATGACAGCAGGAACTTCTGTTTCAGGGGTTGCTTATGCAGATAGAAATGGATATGAACTTACCGTAACAGGTATGGAAAAAGATCCAATGTACACTATTTTACCATCTATTATAGAAGCGTAAGTTTTTATAAAGTAAATATTAAAGAAAGGTAATCAGAAATGGTTACCTTTTTTTATTTAAACCAATCTCAGTGGTCTCTTGTATACAAAACCTTCTCTCATAGTTTTACCTATCGTCTTAGGCATTGGAAACTGAACCTCTTTAACATATAGACCACCTATAGACTCTGCTGCAGTATATGTAGCATCATCGAATTGAATTTTAGGTTGATAACAAGCATATCTAATAGTTTTAACAGAGTCCTTTGTAGGATCATATAGTTGATTACTAATACTAAATTTAACATCACAATAGACCTGTTCTTGGAATCCTATTTTTACTATAGCCTCGAGTAACTGGTTTATTCTCTGAGGTATAAACACACCCATTATAGTTAGATCTATATCATGGGTATCGACGTCGTTTAGGATGCTCCCATGAACCCACAGAGAGTAACCTTTCCAGTCTATTTCATCCTTTATACGAGCGATAACATGTTCAACTGATGCCAAACCATTTATAGTTTGCCAAGTTGAATTGGTAAATTTACCATACCTAATAGTTTGTTTTTTCATACAATATATATTCATATTACAACTCACGCTGTTTTTATATTTAGATATAAGAACAATAGATTTATATATGACTATATACGTAAACGAAGAAGAACCTGTACAAAATATTGCTATTAACTTAGCTAATATAGGTGATTTACCATATCAATTTACTATTAGATCTCAATCATCTCATCAATCGACTGTTATGGTTGAAACACAATTAGTTTCTACTAATGCGAGATATAGTATGTTACAGATTACTTTCCCTGATGGATTTGGTGATTCTCATAAAAATGGTGTTTATTACTGGTCTTTAAAAACAGGCGGTCTGAGTTTACAAGAAGGTTTAGTTAAGATAATTACTAACCCAGGAGGTGAGATAAATACATTAAACTATAACTCAGGTGTAGAAACAGAAGAGAGAGTATCGGATGTATTCTATAGACCACAATATACTTAATAAAGATGAAAGATAACGAAAACTTATATTCAATAATTGGATCTCAATTTGCAGCACCTTCTTTACCATTAATTAAAGAAATAACTAATAAAGATTGGGTTTACTATGGTGAAGAAAATCTGTTTCCACAGAGAATGATAGAATTATACAATTCTAGTGCTATGCACCATACATGTGCACAAGCAGTAAAAGATGGTATATTCGGACAAGGTATTCTAAATTTTGGAGATGAATATGTAAACACACATGGAGAGACTATAGATGATATCTTTGAGAAGATTGTATTAGATTATACACTTTTTAATGCATACAGTTTAAATGTAATCTGGTCTAAAGATGGTACACACATAGCTGAAATTTATCACATTCCTTTTGCTAATGTAAGATCTGGTAAAATGGATGAAGATGATGAAGTATGTGAATATCACTTTTCTTCTAACTGGGCTCAACTTAGAAAGAATCCAGTACAAACATATAGAGCATTTGATGCTACTGATAATAAAGGAGATAATGCATCTCAAATATTTTACTATTATCAATATACACCAGGTAATGATTTTTATCCTTTACCAACATATCAAGCAGCAGTTGCAGACATTACATTAGACGCAAAAGTCTCGAGATTTCATGTAAATAACATATCTTCGGGCCTCGCTCCAAGTTTGTTTATTTCATTCAGAAATGGTATTCCAGATCCTGAAAGTAGACGTGAGGTGTACAATAACATACAGGAGACATATGCAGGCGAGGAAAACGCAGGCCGTTTCTTTTTATCATTCTCAGATGCAGATAATGCACCAGAAGTTACGCCAATAGAAGCTGCAAATTCAGATTTTTATATAACATTAGAAGAACGTATATCAACACGTATACTTACAAGTTGGCGCATCACATCACCCGCTCTGTTGGGAATTGCTAATGGAAGTGGTTTTAGTTCTGTTGCTGATGAAATTAGAATTGCTTATGCACATTTTATGGGAACAGTAGTACAACCTAAAAGAAAAAAGATTTTAACATCATTTGGTTATATTCTTAAACTATCTGGATTAAATGTAAAAATAGAAGTTATACCAAATCAAATAGAGGCTCAACCTGTAGATACAGAAGAAGCAGCTCCAGAAGACACAAACGAAAATAATATACCACAGGAATAATGGCAAACGAAACAGTACTTTTAGTTAGCGAACAACGCTTAATTCAATGGACGTCATTAGATAATAATATACGTATCGATGTTCTTACACCATCAATTTTAAATGCACAAGAGACATATACCCAAGACAGTTTGGGAACTAAGTTCTTTAACAGATTAAAAGACGGTGTAAAAGCAAACGATTTAACAGCTAATGAAGAAATGTTTTTAAGAGACTATGTAGGTCCAGCTTTAATGCAATTCTCTTTATACTTATTATTACCACACTTAAAATATAAGATGGTAGAAAAAGGTATCTTAAATGGTACGTCAGAAGAAACTGCACCTACTACTTTACAAGAATTACAATATCTTAGAGAAACTACAATGGACACAGCACAGTTTTATGATAAAAGACTAAGACAGTTTCTAATACAAAATCCTAATATGTTTAACGAGTGGTTAACATGGGAAAACAACGGTATGCCAAGAAATACAGATTCACCTTATTTTAGTGGATTACAAACAGAAAGAATAATAACAGATAATAACTTTTTTAGATATGCGAACACAAGTCCATTCTGTATGCCAGACTAAATTAATAGCTCTGACTACTAAAAGGACAGAGTCTAATATAAAAAGATTAAAAATATATTTATCAAATGAAAAGAAGACTAGACACATTACTAAATAAATTTATAAGTAGAAAACTAATGGTATTTATTATCGCTAGTTTAGGTTTATTTGCTAGTGCTTTAACATCATCTGATTGGGTAACTATAGCAGCAGTTTACATTGGTGGACAATCTTGTGTAGATGTAATTGCTAAATTAAAACAACAATAAAGGAATATGGCTTTTGATACAGGAATTTCGAGTGCGGTACAACAATACGTATATACACAATCTAATGGAGCAGTAACTCAACCAGTTAATGGTAGTTACCTACAAGCTTATTGTGAATATTTAGGTATTACAGAGCCAGTAAATGTATCATGGTTACAAGCACTTTGTAATCATTTTGGCATTACTCAACCAATATATGGTAGTTGGACTATCGCTCTTGCTGATTATTATGGTATAACATATCCTACAGGAGGAACATGGTGGATGGCACTTGCACAAGCATCAGGAGCTGCACCAAGTATACCATTCATATGGGATCAAGATACAAATAATTGGGAAGCAGAAGCAAGAGTATGGGAGATTGGAACACCAGTTGCACCAGTAGCCAACTTTACATCTGATTCTGTAACTATTATAGAAGGTCAATCAGTACAATTTACTGATACTTCAACTGGCGTACCAACTAGTTGGGCATGGGTATTTACCGCAGCAGACCAAGAAAACTACACTATACAAAATCCATCAGTAACATACAGTACTCCTGGTGTATATGGTGTTAGTTTAGAAGTTACTAATGCACAAGGCTCAAATATAAAGACAGTCTCTAACTATATGACTGTTACAGTTCTACCAATTGTTGCAGACTTTAATGCAAATAATGTAACGCCAACTGAAGGTGATACAGTTACATTTACAGATGCATCAACAGGTAACCCAACCCAATGGTCTTGGACATTACCAGGAGGTACACCAGCTACATCTAGTGCACAGAATCCTAGTGTAGTATATAATACTGCTGGTTTATATGAAGTCGCTCTAACAGCATCTAAAACAGGTGCATCAGATACTGAAACTAAAACAAATTACATAGAAGTATTTGTACCATCTACTGTAGATCCTATAACAGAATTTGCTAATGGTATATTTTACAATGTAGTTAGTGACCCATTATCAAGAACAGACTTTAGTAACGGATTATTAACAAATAAATTAGAAACTCTATAATATGGATTACAATTACACAGACGCACCATACTACGCAAACCTTAACCAAGGTACATTAACAGTAGATGGTACACAAACACACAATCTAGTTATTACTGAAGAAGTATTAGTAGTAGATGAAGGTGTAGTTACAGATAAATCAACAAACTATTATACATATGATGTAACTGGTTTATCTATAACTGAAATAGATCAATTAACACGCATAAAAATACAAGAACTCAATGGCTAATTATCACGTAAATTATTTAACAGGTTCTGATTCTACTGGTGACGGTAGTACAGGAACACCTTGGCAGACTATTAGTCATGCTCTTACAACATCGAGTGCAACTACTGGCGATTTAATTAAAGTTGTTGGTTCTACTACTACGGATGTAGATACTGCTGCTAGTTTTGCTACTTTAGAAAGAACTAATCAAATAACAACTGGTTCAGATTTAACTGGTAGTTTATCTGTAGGCGATATCATTATCATCTCACCTAATATTACAGACGGTGTAGAATTTAATGGTTGGATGCATACAGAAGTAGAAGCAATTACTGCAACTACTTTAACTACAAGAGGTTATCACATCTATCCAAATCAAACTGGTTTAACAGTTACTATTACAAAAGTAAACGATGTTATTGACAGTTATACTACACAAGAAAACATAACTGCAGATTTTAGTGGAGCTGTAGTAGAATGTGGTTATGATGCTACATTTACTTCTATTATAGGTTATACATACTGGGTTAACGGAGGAGTTAGTGTAGGTGGTAGATCTGGAACAAAATTCGATATGAATGTAAGTGGTGCTAGTATTGGTAACTGGGATGGTCTATCGCCATTATTTAGAAACTTAGCATTTTGTAAATACGAATATGGTATCAAAGTTCAATTTGGTCAATACGCATATGCAACTAATATTATTTTATTAAATGCTAAAGCAGGAGCCGGTGACCAAGGTTTCTATGCAGGACCATTAGCAGATGGATCAACTCCATTATATATAAATGATTGTGATGGTGCACCTATGGATAAAAACTATATGGTTTACTCTAATCAAGGAGACGAAGCAATAAGTAATATGGCACCACAAAAACTTTATATCAATGTTAACAGAGATAGAAAGATGGAAAGAGGTGGTGGTATTGCCAAAGGTTTAGTTGGTTATTCACAAAATGGTAATGATTTTGGAGCCGCTACTCTGCTTAACCAATCATATAATTACAATATTTCAGGAGACATCGTCATAATGGGTATTGATGATGCAGATTATGGTAGCTCTGCTTTTTACAAAACACCAACTATTATAAGTGGTGTAGGACAATTAACACCAAGTAGTCTTAAAGTAGTTAGAAATGGTAAAGCAGCATCAGACACTCCTATTAGTTTTATTCTAAATAGTAGTGATAACGCTGTTAATGGTAATTCATATGTTAAGTTACCATCAGGTGATAGTATAAAAGATGCTGATTTTTCAACTGTGGCAGTAGCTAACCAACCAGGAACACTATCAAATGCTGGTCAAACATTCGAAGATACAGATGGTTTATGGACCTCTGATAATGGAACTATCTTTAGTAAACAAAATTTAGTAGATCAAGAAACTGGTAATAGTTGTTTAGAACTAGTTCAAACTACAGGTATATCTTATGCTGGATTTAACAGTGGTTGTACTATCGCAGCTTTTCCAGCAGGAAATGCAGGTCAACGTTTAACTGGAGTTACATTTAGATATAAGAAAATATCTGGACAAGCATCTGGTTTTTCAGTAACAACACCAATTGGTGGATCATATAATCAATCTCTAGGTAATATAAACTTTGCAAATACTACATATAGCGATTCAACTGTAACTAATAGTGCTAGATCAATGGCATGGATTAATGCATGTGATCCAGATTTTTTAATACAACTAAGATTAGCTGATGGTGACAGTACAGATACATTCCACGGACTGATTGATAGTATAACACCAATTTATTCATAAAAAAACAAATAACACAAAGATATGGCAACTTTAACAGGAAATGCAATTAATACGAGTTACGAAGGTTTACTCAAAACAACAGACAATGCCGCTATAAGTGGTACTGCAAAAGGAATAACAGATGGTGCAGGTAATGCCATCAATATGGAAATTAAAACAAACCAAATCAACTTCCCATCTGGAACTGTAGATTTTACAGGAGCAACAGTAGTTGGAGTTGGTGGTGGTGGAGCTGCAGGCTTAGAAGCAGGATCAGGATCAAACTCTATGCAGTCAGCTGCTAGTTTAACTGGTACTGCAGCAAACGCTTCAGGTGGTCAATCGATTTCTATAGGTGATGCCTCGGTTGCAAGTTCAACTCAAAGTACCAGTGTGGGTAAAGGTTGTGAAGCAACTGGTTTAGAATCTCAAGCATATGGAAATGATTCTGATGCAGTTAATTCAAATGATACTGCAATTGGGCGTTCATGTGTTGCCCAAGGTGGTTCTAGTACAGCCATTGGAGCAAACAGTACGGCAACTGGAGGTGCCAGTGTGGCAATTGGAAATGGTGCAAATACTACTGCATATGGTGCCATAGCACTAGGTGATGGAATTACAGCAGCATACAGTGATACTTTAAGTATTAAGTTGTTAGAAATACAAAACTACTTAAACATTAACTTCGCAGATGATGCAGCAGCCTCTGCAGCGGGAGTACCTTTAGGTGGTGTATATCATACAAACGGTGCACTGAAGATTAGAATTTCGTAGATATATATAGTATTGATGGCTGTCATGTGCCATTGATTTATTTAGGTTGAGCCCCTGTATTTAAGCCATTTTTTACAGGGGCTTTTTTATGCAAAAAAAGAAGCCAGTGACGATCAAGAACACTGGCTTCAAACAAGTAAAATATAATAAATAGTACAAAACTATAACGTTACTAAGATTAGTAACATACCTTATATATCCAGTTTTTTTTTTGTTTCAAATTATTTTAAAAATAAATCACTCCAGATTTTTTTATGTCAATTATTTGTGGTATATTAGTAGTATACTAATGGAGGTTATTTACCTTCTAAAGAAATTATTTTAAAAATAAACGCTAAATAATTTTTTTATGTCAAAAAGATTTGGTATATTAGTAGTATAATAATAACAATAACAAATAAAAACAAGTAAAAATGAAAAATCAAAACAAAAACTCAGTATTAGTATTAGAAAGCTTTATTGAAAACCTAAAAAAGTTAGGTAAAAACCCTACACGTATTACAATTATCGAAACCTCTGCATTTATAGAAGTCGGTATGAACATCACAAAAATAAATAAAGGTTATATCTTTGATATGCGCAATGCTCAAATTGCTGAAGGTAAATGGCAATCAGACGGAACAATTCATCAAACTATAGATACTAATTGTTTCAATGGCTCATACAAAGCACGTCTAAATGAATTAGACCGCGAAGATAGACTTGAAGCAAAGTTCGCAAAGCAAAATGCAGAAGAGCCTATTTTCTATGATTTATCTTATTCAAAATAATTTAAAAATAAACGCTAAATAATTTTTTTATCTCAATAATTTGTGGTAATATAGTAGAGTAATAATAACAATAACAAATAAAACTAAACAAAATGAATTACACAATTTGTCCAACAATCAACACTGAAACTGATCCTATTTACTTTCCCGTAAAAGAGTATTGTACAAAACACAATATTAGATTAGAACAACATTCTAACACTTGCTTTATTTCACATGAGAATTTGAGTTATATTAGATGTGTTGAACAAGTAATATACAAATGCCATAGAAAATCAGTACAACCTGAATGGCAAGGATAAAAAACTTTGAAAATAAACGCTAAATAATTTTTTTATATCAAATATTAGTGGTATATTAGTAGTATAATAATTAATTAATCAATAAAAACAAAACAAAATGAGAACAATTTCAACTGAACAACGTAACGAAGCATTAGAACAATTATCATGGAATGAGGATGCTAAAGTAGAACACTTACTAAAATTTGATGTATTCTATATCAAAGACAAAGAAGAACTATTAGAGTGGGTATCAACATTCACACAAGAGATGTGGAGACATCAAGGAATTACCGCAGCGTATAATGGATATACAACTTATGAAACTAAGAATGGAGAAACTCTAATCTCAGAAGTATTCTTTAGAACTGATAAAGTCGTAGATGGTGAAGAATTATTAGAACAAATATCATGGGACGTTAGTCATAACGTTATGTTTTTAGGAGTAGAACAGAAATCAATGGTATGTGATGATTTAGCGGATGTCTATTTAGACTTAGATTATCACTTTGATTATTATGGTCCACAAGCTTTGTATTCATATACTGACGAGCAAATGCACGATATCTTTGGTGAAGACGCTCAAATGTTTATGGAAATGAGTAACTAATCCTTATCTATAATGAAACAAATAGTTCTTTCTAATAGAACTAATAGTCTAAAAATCAAATATTTTATGAAATCTGTCTTTTTTTTGAAACTATGTTGATATATACTATATAATTAATGTAACAACGAAGTTACACCTAAATAAATTTTTATACAATGAATGAACAGGAAATCAATTACTTCTTAGATGGAGTAGAAACAAAACAAGGTTTAATCGAATCAATCGAAAGCCTAAGAGATGAACTAAGAAAGGCTATGGCTCCTATGATGGAACCAGTACTAAAAGAAGACAAAGAGTTTGATACTAAACGAGGTGATTCAATCTCAGAAGAACAAGACTATATCTATGAGTCAGATCTAAATCAGTATGAGAAAGCAGTACTGCTTTTTATGCATCACAGATCTACATGGCCACAATCTGTTAATGCAATTGCAGAAGCATGTAGTATTAGTACTTCGAGTGTAAAAAGAGTAATCAGTAAATTTATGATGAGTGGTGGAATTATGAGAGCACCATTTGAATCAGGATATTTACTAACTAAATTTAAAAACCAATAATTATGAGTGCAATAACAATTAGAGACGAATCACAAGATGTATGGCCAGACGATACTAATCATCGCAATTATTTAGCATACGAAATACCTGGTAAAACTACTTATGGTAATCAAACAGTAGTAGTAACTCAAAAAACTATAGGCGCACACTATTTAGATATGAGATTGGTTCATAATGGATATAAACCTGGTGATGGCGGTAATGGAGGTTTAGTAGAACTAGAAATTGAAACTGATTATATGCATGAGTATGGTTATGATAGTATTCAAGTTAATAGGACTAAACATGGTTTTAAACTTATTATAGAAGGTCAATCTGAAAGAGAACAACTTGTAAAAGTTTTACAAACTGCATTAGATGAATTAAAAACAATTAAATAAAATGACTAAAGAAACTAAACAAACAAAAGAATGGATAGATTGCCTATTTAATTCAGGCGAGTATACTTGCATGGGTCATAAATTCGAAAACAAAACATTTCCTGTAAGTAAGATTGCTGAATCACAAGAGTATGTGTCTATTAATCCTATGAAAAAAGGAACTACTCGAAGCTATAAAAATGTTACACGTTTTAGTAACTTCTTATTTGAGATGGATCACTTTAGTAAAAGAGATCAAGCAGAAATAATGAAGAAGTGTGGACTACCATTCTCAACTATAGTAGATAGTAGTAATAAATCATTACATTTTATTGTAGCATTAGATCATGACTTAGGTGATAGAACTATGTATACTGCATACTTTAAAGCTATGAAGACTGTGGTTGAAAAATTCGGTGGTAAAATAGATGAAGCATGTAAAGATCCTGGTAGATTTACTCGTAGTCCTTATGGTGTTAACACTAAATTAGAATTAAGTGAGAAGAGACCAAACATACATGATAGAATTCAGAAAGTTAAATGGATTGGTGCACGTACTAGTTTAAAGCTGCTAGATGAGTGGTTATCTAAGAATGATGTAGATCCATTAGATTTTATTCAAGTACCTACTGTGCGTACTGATTATGTCGGTGTACACTCGCAAGCAGATGCTGATCTTAAATGGGATTGGATTATCAAATACTTTATGAAGGACGACGTATATGAAGATGGTAACAAACATAACTATCAGATTAAAATGGTCTATTGTTTACTAAGAGCTGGTTTAACTGGTGATGAAGTAGATACATTATTAATGAGTAAGTTTGGTGAAGTCTCAACTGGTATTAAGTCAGCTAATAATTTTGAAGCAGATGGCGATCCTATCTATGTACCTACAATGGAAGAACGTAGAGAATATTACAAAGCACAAGACGAATCAGAAGCCTTAGAAAGAAAGCGTAGAGGTTATGATAGAGATGATATACCTAAGACTGAAATAGAATTTAGACCAGAAGAAATAGATCGCTATCTTGCAGTTGGTACTGAATACTTTAAAATAGATTCAGTTACTGATGAATTAATTCCATGGACTAAAACTATGTTTGAGAAACTTTATGGAGGTCGTAGTACACCACCTTTATTATATGATAAGTTTGGGTATAAACCTGATTATACCTCTGAGCAGTTTCCGAATAACTTAGGAGCAGATGGAAAAACTAGGAATAGATTTATACGTCCAGACTGGCAAGCTACACCTGGTAAATGGGATACTATAGAAACAGGACTACGTCATGGTTTTGGTGATCAGTATGATATGGCTTTACAGTACTGTGCTATTTCAATCCTATATCCAGAAGCTAAACTACCTGCTATTCTTTTTGTAGGTGGTGAAGAGAGTGGTAAGACATCAGTTATTCAAATCTTAATCTCTTTAATTGGTAAACAAGCCTATAAAAAAATCGGCGGTAAACAATTAGAATCAGACTTTACAGACTTTTTAGCTGAATCACAATTAGTAGTTGTTGAGGAATCTGGTAATTGGAAAAACCCAGAGGCAGTGATGGATAATCTAAAGGATTGGATTACTGAGAATGGACAACAGACTGTTAATCCTAAATATGGTAAACAGTATAAATCACCAATACATAGTAAATTTGTTTTTTCATCTAATAACTATGATGCATTACATCTAAGTGGTAAGGCTACTAGATTTTGGGTTAGAGAAATGGATACTGCACCTACTACTAAAATCAGTCAGTATAAGGAAAAAGTTGAAGCAGAAATGGGTCACTTTGCACACTACTTATTAACTTATGTAGCACCTGAATTAAGGTTAGATAAAGATGGTAATCTAGATACTAGTCACAGTAGATTGTATTTTGCACCTGAAGATTATGTTACTAAGATAAAGGGATTTATGCAAGACCTTTCAAACTCAGAGTTATATGAACAGATACTCGATAGTATTTGTAAACACTTTGAGATACACGAAGATCAAGATAAATGTTTTGCAGACTTAGACTCAATCAAAGATCAGTTAGGTTTAGGTAAAAAAGGTATGCCTAATAATAAAGAGATTAAAATGTGTATGAAGAATGAGTTTAAAAAGGATAGATCAACAACTATTACAAGACCTGATAGTCTTCGATTCGATCCAAAATACCCTAAGATTCTAGAAAAACAACCAACTCGAAGAGGTAATTGGTGGATATTTGATAGAGAAACTGTCATGGACATCTTTTAGTGGTGAAAAAGTCTTACTTTAGATTTACTGTAAAATGCTGTTTGGGACTCACCAGTTGCTTTTTTATACTAGTATAATCTAATAGTAAGACTTTTAACCTATCTGGAGAACCTGCATAGTTTTCAACCACTGTTAGTGGTAGGATCTGGTGCAGTTCTTGAAAAGGCTGAAAAAGTAAGACTTTTTACTTTTAAACATTTTAAACAAACTAAGTATAACTAACATGATACCAACACTAGTACACTATAAACAAATTATTTTAGATAACATCTTGATCAAGTCAGATCCTAATGATAGACATATTCGAGAGTGGACTCATAAAGACATACAAGTCAAGAGACTGCTCAGAGACATGGTTAGAGATCAACTAATTCGAATAGAATATGAACACAAAGGCAAGACAGTTAAACGTCATCTAAAGCAACTGGTGCGACAGATTATCGACCACCCCAATTATTAACAACTAAAAAATACAAATATATACAATATGTACAATCAATCAGATTACTTCAAACCATTAGACCTATTAGAAATAGAAGCTATACGTTTCTGTAAACATAAACATGTCAGAGATTGGTATTACTATGACTATGGTAACACCTTAACAGATCGTTTAAAACAGATACCACATCAGGTACAACTCGTAGAGTTAGACGCAATGCAAAGAGAACTAGAGATATGGTCACAAGAGACTATGCGAGACTTAGAAGGTTATGAGGCCTTTGAATTATGTAAACTGGTTAAAGAACAAAAAGCAAAATTATCAATGCAGCTAGATGAATTACACTCAGCTGTCCAAAAACTAAAATAGATGAGAGTACAAATACCATATTGGGCCAAAGATGTTAAAGACGAATCAATACTATTACTAATTGCATTTGCTCACAGAGTAACTATGAAGTATGGTCATGATGATTGGTACAGTCTACATAAAGAGGATGCAGGTGTTATCTGTAATAAAAGAGCTGACGGTCTAGTTAAATGGTTACAAGAACAGGAAACTGGTCTAATGGAGTTTGGCGAACCATATGATCATACTTTGATATTTAAGTTGCCATATCTACCTAACCGTGGAGGTCGTCAGAAATCTGTAGAGTACATTGAGTTCTCGAGAGAAAGAGAACGTCTAATATGGATGTATATCTTAGGTTGTGTTAACCATAATATTCTGCAAGATAAAATAGCAGAGACTCATGGTAGATACAGAAAGAATACATATCAAGTAACAGAGTTTTCAATTAGCAGAGTTGCTGAAGGTTATATTAGAAAACAAGACAGAGATGAGAAGACGTAAACTAACAGAATTGATATTCGATAACTATTGTCTCGAAACCGAAGAGATGAAAGAGAGATGTCAAGAGACTGTCTTTGAGTACTATTATGATCGTAACAATATGCAACTAGAAGAGGCCTTAGATGAGATCGCATCAGATATCACAAGATTAGAATCAACAGAACAATACGAACGTTGTCTGTTGTTAAAAGATATATTAGAAAGATTTGAATAAATTCTTAACAGAGCGCTACGAAGACATATGCATTATGGCTCAAAAGATATGTAAAGGTAATCATGAATGGGAAGAGGTTGCACACTATGCCATCGCAGAGTTTATGGAACATGAAAGAGGTCAAGAACTAGTAGATGCTGGTAAGGCCATGCAGTTTCTCTCAGGTATTATATGGCGTAGTTATAATTCATCGACTAGTCAGTACCATACACTGTATCGTCAAAAGAACAGAGTACATAGTTTAGATGACAGACTAGCCATAGATCCTAACATACTGAATCAACCATATGAAGAGTATGACCATGAACAGGATTATGTAGTCACAGCAATAGAAGGTATTATAGAAGACATGGCATGTGATAAAACTGGTTTATGGTTTAGAGCTACTCTGTTTCAAATGTATATGATTACACCTAACTACTCAGAGTTGGCTCGTAAAACAGGTATACCAAGAAATAGCATCTCACATGCAGTAGACGAAGCCAAACAATATATCAGACTCGAACTAAAAAAACAAGGAATAGATTATGATTTTTAAAACTCTTATTACTATAGTAGGTCTAGCCTCATGTGTAAACCTCATACATGAAACACCTCTATATCAGTCACTACTCAGTAGGTTAAAACTAGATCGTAAACCATTTAACTGTGTTATGTGCAGTACATTTTGGGTTACATTAGGATTTACTGTATTTACACATGGCGCTCAAAGTATATTTATATCTGGGATAGCAGCCATCACAGCAGAAATTATAAACAGACAAATACACAAGATATGACAAACGAAGACTACCAATGGTTACAACAAAGAGAGAACCTCATGTACACTAGTTTGAGACTAGACACCATGACTCGACAACATCTCTATGACATTTACAACAGACTAACAGGTGAAGCTAAAAAGCCCAATGGCTGTGGATCATGTCTTAGAAATACTATCAGAATAGTTAAACATAATTACTTACTTAAAAAAAATAAACAATGATGACATACTACGTATACCAAACCAACAGTGGCGCCTACAAGATATCAGATGCATATGTTGCAGGTCATGTACTTAAGATCAATGCCAAGACTCTTAAGTCTGCCAAGAGTACCCTAACCAAGTGGAAAAAAATGATAAAAGACGATGAG